GAAATGCGAAACGTTTTGCTAAGAATCGTACTGATAGCGTTCAATCTACTTCTACTTGTAGTAGGATGATAGCTAATAATTACGAAATCTTAGAAGTGCGTGTTGCGTCGTCCGAGATGCCACTTGAGGAAGTGAAGAAACTTAAACCGGTTAGTTCTAGCTGGTGTTTGTTTATTGGAGGAAAGAGAGCGCTTGTTCCCCTGCATGTGATTTACGCGTTTGGAGAGCAAGGAGAAGAATATGTTCGATATGTGAGTTTGGTTCGGTCACTTGATTATATAGTGCCTGTATCAATGCTGGAGTGTGTCGAGGAAATACGAGGAGATGTTGGGATTGTTCAATTCCCGGGTCTCGCTCATTCGAAGAGGTGTATTATTGGATTGTTTGCCGATACTTTACCGAACTATGGACAATATGAACAATTGTTGCCTGAACAAGACACAACTATTATACATGTTACCACAGCTTTAGGTAAAGAAAACGGCGTGCATACCATACCTGCACCCGAAGGTTATGAAGACTTTGAGACGGACATTACGTTTCATGGTATTGAGAACTATAAGGGAATGTGTGGAGTGGCTTATGCCCATAAATCTACTGGTAAAATAGTAGCTATTCATATGGCAGGTAGGCCCGCACAACATATCGCTCGAGGAGTGATGATTTTTAAGTCCGATTTGGAAAAGTTTAAAGATGAGTATCAGTCATGCGATGCTTTATCTGTTGAACTTGTTGATTCTAGTCTACGCCCAGGTATAGAAGTTCTTGGAGCCATCCCTCAAGAGATGCGTTCCATGGCTGTGTACATGAGTAAAGAGACTAACTTGACTATTTCCCAATTGGATTATGAAAGTTTTCCCGTTCCAGAGACTACAGATGCGCCTGCTCATCTAGTCGCCCACCAAGGACTTTCACCCCTGAAAGTTGCTATGGAGGGTTTTGCTAAGCAGTCATATGCTCGTAGCGAGAAGTATCCTTTGAAATATACTACTAGCGACGACATATTACCCAGTACTTTTAACCAGAACAATGTACGCCTTATTTCATTGTGGGAAGCCATTTATGGAATTGAGGGGTACATGAAGACGCTCGATATGAGTTCTTCATCTGGTTATTACTGGAAGCGGTTTGGTTTCACCCGACGACAACTCTGTTTTGATGAGTTGGGAAACCGGCGTATACATCCACGCCTAATTGCGGATGTTGAGAGAAAGTTCAAACTCTTTAAGGAGGGAATTATAGTTCCAGTTATGTTCGAGGAGACTCTCAAAGATGAAATTCGTCCTAAGGAAAAGAATGATCTTTGTAAGACTCGCTTGTTTGCAGCTGGTGATTTTACTTCTCTCATTATTCAGCGAATGGTTTTAGGAACCTTCGTTGAAGAGATGATGAGCGATCCAAGTGGTAGTCCTATTGCTTTGGCTATCAATCCCCACTCTAAACAGTGGGGTGATCTTAAAGCACGCCTTGATCGAGGTGGAAATCGGTCTCTCGGAGCTGGTGATTTTAAATACTATGATCTTAGTGTTAAGAATGACCTGCTTGAGGATTTTGTGCAATTTGTTCGTAGATGGCACCCCAGTCCCGATTTAGCCGAGCGTGTGATACGTGCCAACTTTTCTGGTTGGCACATATTAATCTGCTTGGTGTTTCTCAGACACTGGGGTACATCTAGTGGTTCGTTCATAACGAGCCTGTTCAATTCGTACTGTAATTGGAGGATTCACAAAATTGCGTTTTGTAATCTCCATCCCGAGGAAGATTGGAAGGAAATTGAAACTGCTTTTGTTGGCGACGATTCTCTTTTTTCAACTCCTCCGCATTTGAGTGACTATAATATGACGTATCTTCAGAAGTTCTTCTGGGAACGTTATTCTATGGTCTATACCTCACCATTTAAAGATGATAATATGCACGTCGACTGGCAAAACTGTACTTTTTTAAAGAGACAGTTTGTGCGCGGTTCGTGCGGTATTATGGCTCCCTTGAATAAAGGGTCTATAGCCAACATGGTTAAGTGGTGTGATAAGAGTGCTGGGATGGAGGAATTCGCAAGTGTGTGTAACTCCGTTTTA